CGGTTCTCAGCCATTTCTATTCCTCATCATTTCTTCAGCAACCTCTCGGGCGTACAACTCAAGCGGCACACCAAGACGCTTGGCAAGTGCAACTTGAGAATCTGTGAGCCGTACCTTTTTCGGCATCGTGCTACGGGTAACCGGCGCAACCACGTTGGCCGATTTGCGCGGCTTTGCAGCCGGTTTTTCTTCGATATCTTCATCATCCGAATCAGAAAACTGATCGGGGAAGACTTGGCGCATACGGCGATTAATTCGCTCGTAGTATTCGTCGCTTTGAGTATCGACGCCTTCTTTGACGAGCTTTTGGTGCAACCCCAGAGCAAAACTCGTCATCTCATCGTCTTCGCCAAACCATGGATTGGATTTTTGCCATTCCACAGCTTTTTGATCAACAGACGTATCTGAGGTGGTTATTTCAGGTTTTATCAGAGTTTCTTGCTTCTGTAAAGGGGATGGCTTCAAAGCGGCTACGCGTTCAGCTTTATTAGCAGCTTTTGCCAGCATCTCCGTTGCAGTTGCAAGTTTGTCAGCATCACCAGATTCGTAAGCTTCTTTTTGCGCACGTTTGGCTTGCTGCAGCTCCATCTCTACACGAGCTTTTGCTTGCTCAAGTAGGATTTCTTGGTTTTTATTAACCGATTCTTTGAGCTGATTGTTTTCTTCCAAAAGCTTTTGAGCAAGGCGAACAGCTTCTTCGCGCTCCCGAATAGCAGCTTCGGCTTTCCGACGCTCGTCGTGGTAGCCCTTTGTAAACTGCTTAATACGCTTTTGAACTTTTTCCGAATACTCTTCAAGCTCTTCGTCGGTTACTTCATTCGGAGGAGGCGAGGCCTTGCGGTTCCGATCCTTTGGCGGAACGTCGCTTACAACCTCAATCTCAATATCTTTATCTGCGGGTTCCGACGTAGCGGTCGGTTTCGGCGCAATTGTGGGTTTTGGAGTTACATCCAGAACGTTACTAGCGGGCTCAATTTCAATCTCCGTACTTTGCGAGCCTTCTTTAGGAACTGGGAACTCGAATTGAACTTTTTCAAATGGCATTTCTCACCTCATGCACGCGTAACGCCACGCGGATCGGCAACAACAGCTTCGATGCTGTCGTCATTTAAGAGCCTGTATTCTTGGCCGTTAACTTTGAAACGTGTGCCCGAGTTCGGACGGAACATTACGAAGTCGCCAACCTTGCACCAGGGGCCTGTGGGGAACCGCTCTTTGTCGTGATACGCCAAGTCGCCCATATCCATAACAGCACCCATCATGGATAGAACACGCTCGGCGTGCTTTGTTGCATCAGCTTTCACCAATCCAGACTCGTACGTGTCATCGACTTGCGGCAGAGCTACAAGCAGGTGGTACCCAACCGGTTTTGGTAGTTGAGCTTCGAAGTCCGCATCAGTTACCTGAGTGTCAGTCATTATCATCATCCATATAGTTTTGCGCGAGGTCTTGTATTTCACGCTGTGCGGTCTCTAGTCCTCGAATCAAGCCACACAGTTCTCGGTATTCGGCGTAATCTTTGATAGCACCGGATACAAGCGAGTCAGCAATCGCGTGTTTATGCGCGATGAGTTTTTCTCTAAGCACGTCAAAGACGGTTTTGGCCATGGTTATTTACCTGATGGGGTCTTCGATTTAACGGTCGCCATTGTTTTGAGCAGGTCAAGCTGAGTTTTGGCAGCAAACTGTTTATCTTGGGAACGCGCTTTATCGGCGGCTTGACGCTCTTGCACTTTGGCCTGCTGTGCATTGCGCTCTCGCTCAATCTCAAGACGTTTACCCTCCAACGCCAATTTCTGGCGGTTGATTTCAATATCAGCCATGTCCTTCTGCAACTTGCGCTGAACTTCCTGCTGCTTAGTCTGCACTTCAGCCTGCTGTAGCTGGACGAGCGGATCTTGTGCCATTTGCTGTGCCTGCTGTTGTGCGGCTTGCGATTGATGGATCTGCGTGAGCTGCTGGCCTGCTTCTGCAACCAGACGCGACAACGACACTTCAATCTCTTCAGGCAACGGCTCATCCGGGGGCGGTAGCGGTGCGCCCAGACGCTCTTCGATCTGTTTGCGGTACGAGAATGCAAGATGCTCAGCAATGTGTGCTTGCAAAGACGCCATGATTTGTTGTGCCATGGGGTTTTGCCCGATTGATTGCGCGATCATCGGATCTTGCATAAACGTCATATGCGCGGCGATATGCGCGTCGTGATCCTGATAGATAAACGCTTTGAGTGGTTTGCCTGTCAACGCACCCATGTTCTCGCTGATCGGATCGCGAGGTTTCTGGTCCTCCGGCATAGGCACAATCTTGTCGCCATTCTTGATGCCCAACGTCTCAATCATCTGCCGGTGCAGATAGGGCAAGTCATAGATCTGTGGCGCGGACTGCGCCATCTGGAACACAGCTTGATACTGCACAACCCGCTGGGCCATCGTGCTGCTGTTCGGATCACTGACCGGGATCACATCCACCATTGCGTAGTCATCGGAGCGTGCCCGCTCGTCAACACCTTCTGGTAGATAGTCATACGGCTCGTCGGCATACTCAGCGATCAACGCTTTCAAGAGCTTGAACTCTTGTTTCATCGCGTAGTGCACACGAGATTGCACCGCTGCCATGGGTTTTAGCGTGCGCTCCAAAAGGGCAAGGGTGGTGCCCACAGGTGCTTGAGCTGACATATCACTGATGTTCATGTCGCTAATCGCACCCAGCCTACGGCCTTCTTGGGTGATCCGCTCAAGCAACTGAGCCAACACTTGGCTAGGCTCTTTGTACGGCAGGGTCATGATGCTGTCGCGGATCGCACCACTGGGCACGTCCACATCTCTAAACTCGCCCGGTGCGATAGGCGTGTCGTCGCCCTTGATACGAAGCCCGCGAGACTTCAGACCACCCGGAAGATTAGATAGCGTGCCCGCATCAACCAACTGACGAATGATGCTTGTCCCTGCGCGTGCGTAGCCACCAATAATGTGGATCAGCCCCAGACAATAAAACCCGAACCCCGGCACGTAGCCGTAATGCACAAAGTGCTGTCGCGGTAATTCCAAGGCGTCGTCAGGCGCATAGTTTCGACGTATAGCCAGCACTTTAGAAGTGCCCTTGTCAATGGTAACAACATAAGGTTTGGCAAGATCTTCGTCGTCGCCCAACCCTTCAATTTTTAAATTAGCGTGAGTTTCGTAGAGGGCGTAGCGGTCATCAGACGTCAGCGTGTAGCCACCTTCTTCCGCTTTTTTCTTTTCAATATCGGTGTGGTACTGGATTGGCTCACCAAGCTCAACATCACGATAAAACCCAGCAGCCTGCAGATGCTCAAGCTCGTTTTTGGTCTTGCGCATGATGTGCGTCACGCGCTCGGCGGTCTCCAGATGCGAAGTGCCATAGGGCACGATGACATCTTCGGCTGGAATATAAATAGATACTTGCCGACCAAGCCGGGGATCTTTGTAGACTTTCTTAAATGCCGAGCCTGCAAGACCGAGGGAATAAAGCATCCGCTCGTGCTCCGAGCGATACTCCACCATACGTTCCGTGAGCTGGTAATTCATATCCGCTCGAACACGCTCAGCCGCTTCTTCTTTTTCTTTTGTGATGCGCCCCAGAATCTTAGTCTTGACCGGCCCTGCTGCAGGGAATGTCTCAGACATTGTTTCCGCTTGAAACCGGATAGCCGCTTCAGCAAGCAGTGTTGAGTACACGCCGCACGCGTCATCCCAAGGTTCGGTACGATCCTCGTACTTAAATCCCAAGACCTCCAAGCCTTTGACGTACGTATCCGCCCACTCTTTGCGCGAATTAATATCGGCTTCGACAAGCTCAATCAATTCACTTGCAAGCGAGGCAAGCACGGATTCATCTAAATGCTCAGCAAGATTGGCATCAAAATCAACTTCGTCGTCAATCTCTTTTGCATCGGGGATTAACGTAATTTCAACGCTTCCATCGTCCAACGTCACCATTTCAGGATTTACGATATCGATCTCGATACCTTCACCTTCTTCCGGCAACCCCAGAGGCGCTGCGTATAAACTTTTGTCCATCAGACTCGTAGCCATGGCCGTTCCTTATTAATAATACCTATTGCGTTTTTTGGGGCGATAGAAGACTTCATCTTTCTCGTCCGTGGGTAGCCTTATAAACCCGCCCTGCCTAAACCGCATTAACGCCATCACGGTCGCATCAACCAAATCGTCATGGCGCATGAACGGAAATCCCGCAAGCTCTTCAATCAATTCCTCAGCCCAGCGGGTTTGTGGCACCCAACACAATCCAGACTTCACAATATCCGCCACAGAGTTTAACCGGGCAAGTTTGTCCCCGCTACCTCGATGAGGCGTATATTCGTTAACCACAATCCCCATACGCCGAAACTCTTGGTACAACTGAGTACCGGCTGATTTCTTCTCAACGATAAACGCGTCAGGCCCCCACTCTTTGTATTGTTCATGGGCCAGCGTCTTAAGTTCGGGAAACTCCAACCGCTTCTTAATACTGTTGAGCAAAATGATGTTGTGGCTGTTTGCACCAGGGCCGTCTTTGTTTTCGTTAAAAAACACGCCCCAAGTCGTAATAGCTGTAAAGTCTGCTCGATTATGGCTTTCTGCCGCCGCGTCTAGCGTCATGATCATGTATTCGCACTCAGGCGGGTCATCCTTTGTCCAGATGTTCCACCACTCGCGCTTAACAACTGACGCCTCTTCTGCCGTTGGGTTTTGCTGATACTGCGCGTTCCACTGAAATGTGGGCATCGACGCTTTTGTGCGATACAGCGCCGCTAGATCAAAGAACTCGGGCCACAAAGGCTTCTCAACCGTCTGCCCGGTATCTTTATCCGTGATCTCAAATATGGCAGGGAACTCGACAACCTCGTATTGATCAGCCTGATCGTTTTGCGCCATGTCGCGTGTAACGCGCCCCGTTAAGTCGTCTTGGTGCCAACGTGTTTGCACGATAGCTACCCGACCGCCCGGCATCAATCGAGTGCGTGCACCGTAAGTGAACCACTCATAGGCTTTGTCAAAAATATCGAAGTTTCCATTAATGATGTCTTGCTCGTTGTGAGGATCGTCGACCAAGAGCAGGTCGGCACCTCGCCCTGCCAAAGCTGAACCCACCCCACATGCGAAGTATTCGCCGCCAAAATTAGTGTTCCATCGCCCTGCGGATTTTGAATCGGCTGAAAGTCCGACATTTGGGAAGATTTCACGATAGGCATCCGTATCAATGATGTTTCGCACCTTACGGCCAATGTCCACCGCAAGATCTGTGGTGTGGGACACCATAAGGATCTTCTTATTAGGGTACTTGCCAATAAACCACGCCGGAAAATAAATCGAAACAAGCTGTGTTTTGCCATGCCGGGGCGGCATATTGACGCAAACGCGGTCTTTTTCCCCTGCCGCTATCTTCATAAGCAGATCTGCAAGCTTGCGATGATGCCTCCCAACTTTGTAATCGGGCTGCATATGCTTACAAAACGTCAACAAATCGTTGTAGCAGGCCTGAGCATGAAGCCGATCCGCCAAAACATCCGCAATTTTTAGGATTTCGGCCTGTTCTTCGGGCGTAAAACTGTCTAAATTGTCCAGCATTTGCTGGATTTCGTGCTCAGAAAACTCGGAAATGGTCGCGTAATCCATTATTCAGCCGGTTTTTCTTCTGCAGGCACCCAAACTTCTTGAGATTCGTCCTTTTTTATCAATTTTTGCAGTTTTTCCCGCAGTTTTTCGCGTAATTCGTCTGTTGACTGATGAGTCACGGTAATTTCACTGCGTTCGGTAAACAAACCGACATCACTATGCTTCCCAAGCAGCTCTAAAGCCTTGATTCGGATGCGGGGGTCTGGGTTTTGGGACTCTTGCAAGAGCCTGTTTGTTACGAAATGACGTAATTCCACCGCCTGAGTCACGATGTTTTTGCCAAACTCGTCAAGATAAGCACGTAGATGTTGCAGTGCGGCGGGTGTGAGCGCCGACATTCGTTCTACCGTCGCTTCTTTATTCACCACCGTGGGGTTTACTGCATACGACTTAAGTAATGACTGAGCAGCCTCGTCATCAGCATCGTCGGGTTCTACGTCTAAACCGCTTTCTTTAAGCACATCGGCGGTTTGCGCCATAGCCTGTGCTTTTAAAAAGAAATCTAAATCATCATCGTCTGGAGGCAGTGGCACTCCGACTTCTGGCGTTACATGAATAGACATAAATTTTTCGCAAGTCGTTAGACCGATAACATATTTTAGCTACAAATAAAAAAATTTGACAACAGGAGGTTGGGACTCCTGACGGGGGGTGTTTCTATAAACCGATTAAAACCCAACGCCAATTAATTAGATGAAGGGGGAGGGGGTCGACTTTTAAAAAGTGGGGAATGTGGATGCGTATTAGCAACCATGCGTGACCGGCGGAGTCCCAAACCATGCGCGGGTGGCCGGGTGCGGGTGGGTTCGCCCTGCCACGTTTTGCGATTCTCGCCCTGACATCTCACCACAAAAAAGACGTGATATCTACTGACATCCTATGCTCAATATGATGTAATGGCGTTACTGCAGCAAATCTGTTGCGGTGTCTTAGGGTCGACCCTAAGACAAACTTAACCTTGAGGAAACATCATGAGTACTAAGACCACTTCTGTATACGCTTCCATCGTCAACGACAAAAACGCCGACCTGATTAAAAATTGGGCGAGTGCGCAGGGTCGCGCTGAACTGGCCGGGCAAACCATGGCTGACGCGCTGATTGCGTCGGGCTGCAATGCGAGCATGCTCGAAAAGCCCAAAGCCGACGAAGACCGCACATTGTTTGATTGGGCAAAGCGTTGCATTGTCGCAAGCTTTAGCGGTGAGGCTCAGACCTTACTGAGTGCCGACATCGATTCTCTTGACGGACCACGTGGGCGCAGTCTTGAGGCTAAGCGTTTGGGCAAACAAACCGAGCGCCGACTGTACTGGCAGCGCCAGATCAACACGCGACTGGACGACATGCGTCGCATACTCAAGCGCCGCGAAGAAAAAGCGGACAAGAGTCCAAAGCCTGCTAGCACTCTTGAGGCTAAGCTTGCGGAAGATCTGGATAAATGGTTGAAACGCTTAGGTGATGCAGAGTCGGTAGAGTTTGATCTGCTGAAAATGCAAGGTTTCCTGAAAAACGCTCGCGCACTGATCAAGTAAACCTTACGGGGCTGGGTCAAACCCAGCCCCACTAATCGGAGAACATCATGACGTATCACATGGATATCCACGCAGTACCCGCATACGGTCGCGACTATAAGAGTAAGGCGGAAGTTCTGCAGGCTTGGGAAACCGGTAAAGATTTCAAAGGCGCAGGTGGTTACATAAATAAAGACAATGACTATCCCGGCCAAGTTTGGGTCCGGTATGACAAGCTCCGCAAAATAGTTCGCGTTCAGTAGCACCAGCCCCGCTCCGGCGGGGCTTTTTTCGCCTATAGGTTTTGCTATATGTAGTGATATCTAAACATACCGGTACCACGTGCAGAACTATCTAATGCTATCTGATACCAGTACCCACAGCAGCGTGCCGCCCATGTCTTAGGGTCGACCCTAAGACCGAATAATATGTAGTGATATCTAAACATACCGGTACCACGTGCAGAGCTATCTAGTGCCATTTGATGCCAGTACCCTCAGCAGCGTGCCGCGCATTGTGCGAGCAGGCGTCTGTGCCCTGCGCAGCGCGACGAATGTTCCGTTCTCAAAAAATCTCACCTTGCTCCAGAACATTTGAAAGAACATTTGAGCAAGTTGCCATCTAATGCCATCCATCGCCATCTATCTCGTTCTGTCTCTAATTTTTACCATAACATTTATTTATATTTATTAATATCTAGCTATAATGTTCTAATGTTCTAATGTTCCGTCCAAAAGCACCCCCAAAATCTTTTTTCAAACATCCTATAACCAACACGATTTTTTAATTTTCCCCCAATTTCCCAAAACCCCCATTTTTGCCAAGAACATTAGAACATTCGAACAATATCCTTACATATCAAGCACTTGCGACGGAACATTCAAGAAGAACATTATCGGAATGTTCGGAACATTCTAGCAGTAGGGTCTTTACGTAAGTTCATGATACCTAGTTAAATTTCCTTGACTTTGACCCTGTTATTTGCTATAATATAGGTTGTAGTGTGATGTTGTGTAGTAAGTAACCCGTCTTAGGGCAGACCCTAAGACATACCGGAGAGTGCGATGAAAGAGTTGTTAGCAGGTGCTGCACTGTTTGCAATTGGATATTTTTGTTTGATCTTTCTTTTGGGAGTATGAAATGAAAACAAGTGAACTAACAGGTGCTGCCCTCGATTGGGCAGTGGCGAAGTGTAAGGGGCTTCTGGAAGCGGGCCACGTTGTGGTGGACTTTGAGTACATGTCTGGGCACGACCCGATCCGGCTGAATCCCCTGCCGGAGGTGTACTACTCCCCTGCCTACATCCCGTCTACCGACTGGGCGCAAGGCGGACCGATCATTGAGAGGGAGGAGATTGCTTTAGAACCCATGACGCATGACGAGCACGGTGATGGGTGGCTGGCTACTCGGGTCGAAGGCCCAGCCGTATGTATGGAGTTCGGCCCCACCCCCCTGATCGCAGCTATGCGCTGCTATGTCGCCTCTCACCTCGGCGATGAGATCGAACTACCGGAGGAACTGAAATGAAACCTTTGTGTCGCACGTGTGGCGAGCCCTTTGCCAAGGCTAGACATGCTGCGGGTTATCGCGTGTGTTTGTTATGTGGTGAAGAGCAGGCGCGAGCAGTCAAGCACACCATCGTGCCCATGCACAAGTCGAACTACGTCGTGATGACTAACCGCCTGGATCTGCAAGGCATCAACAACAAGGGAGGGCTTGTGCGTATTTGATTTACTTGACTTTGATACCATCTAATGCTATAATGTAGTCTGTAGTGTGATATTGTGTAGTTTGTTTGTTTTTAAACCCGTCTTAGGGTCGACCCTAAGACAACCAGGAGATGACCATGAATGCAGTTGCCTCAGTTGTTGCCCCGACCGTTTCGGTTCCCTCGATCTCATCAGCTGCCATGCTGGTGGAACTCAACATCAGCGTGTGGACCGGACGCAAGCGCGACCAGAAAGCGACCGACTCTATCGAGGCGATGAGTAACGCGATGAAGGGCGTTGCCAACGTCACGAAGAAGCTGCTCGGTGATTGTGCAGAATTGGATGCGGTGGTGAAGTTCACGGCTAACGCTCGCAACATGCACTACGCGATGACGATGCCGTGGTCGGACTCGGGCTTGCGCCTGCTGCCAACAACTCAGTATTTCAAATACGTCGAGGCAATCAGCGCGTGCCAAAACGAGACCGAGCGACTGGTTAACGTGTTTCTGGATGCGTACAAGTGGGAGATCGATCAGGCCAAGCTGCGCCTGGGGCACTTGTTCAACAGCGACGACTATCCAACGATCAACTCGCTTAAGGATAAATTTAGGTTCAAGGTCAACTACATTCCCTTGCCTTCGACGGGCGACTTTCGGCTAGATATCGGCAACGAGGCGCAGGATGCGCTCGCTGATCAGTACAGTAAGTTCTACTCAGAACAGCTGGGCAAGGCGATGAACGATATCTGGCAGCGCGTGTTTGATGCACTGTCAAAGATGTCAGAGCGTCTGGACTATGGACCTGCGGATACGAAGAAGATCTTTCGTGACTCGCTGGTTGACAACGTGACCGACCTGATCGAGCTGCTGGACGCCTGCAACATAACCAAAGATCCACGGATGACTCAGGCCAAGCGTGACATCGAGCAGGCAATCAGTGGCATCACACCGGACGCTCTGCGTGAGGACTCATATCTCCGCGCCGAAACCAAGCGCACGGTAGACGCAATCATCAAGGGTCTGCCTGGGCTCGGGCTTTGATCGTAACCACAACCCATCAACAACTTAACTCAACCGCAGCACGGTCTTAGGGTCGTCCCTAAGACCACAACCAACGGAGAACATCATGTCGCAAGCATCCAAGCTTTACGCTCTCAACCACAAGCAGGTCGCCCATATGATCGTCAAGGGTGGCAACAAACGGACGGTGCTGGTGCGCGGTCACATGGGCACGGGCAAGTCGTCACTACTGCACACGCTCGGGCAGATGCTGCCTGACCACATCCTGTGTTACTTCGACTGCACGACGAAGGACGTGGGTGACATATCAATACCGCACTTCATGTCAATCGAGAATGGGTGTGTGCGCCACGTGCCTAACGAGGAGCTGGGCATCCACCTGGGCAAGGACGTGATCGTGTGTATCGACGAGCTTGGTAAGGCGTCGCCCGGTGTGAAGAACGCACTGTTACGGTTCATGCTGGAGCGCAAGATGGGCGCGTTCTCGCTGACGGAGAACTCAATCGTGTTCGCTACGACGAACCTGGGGTCCGAGGGTCTGGGCGACATGCTGCTGCCGCATGCGTTGAATCGTATCACCGTGGTGCACTTGGCAAACCCGCAGCAGATGGAGTTCATCGAGTGGGGTATCAACAACGGCATCGACCACTCGGTGCTGGGCTGGTGCAAGGAGCAGCCTGCGTTGTTCATGACGTTCGAGGACTACCCTGAGAACATATCGCGTGATGACTTCGAGCGTGAGAATCCGTATGTGTATCACCCCAAGCACAGACGCGCTGGGTTCGTGACGTGCCGTGCGTTACATGC